CGCATGTACGCATGCGCGCCGCCGGGCGCGCGGTATGTACTTACCTACATACATGCGCACACCCCGAAGGGGTGTGCGCGCATGTCATGTGCGCGTGCGCATAGGCGCACGCATGTACCTGTGTGTGCACGCGGGTACCCGCGTGCACACGTATACGCGCGTACGTACGCGATATGCGCGCGCTTGCGCGCGCGTGTACGTGTGTGTGCGTACGCACACACGGTATGTAAATACATATGCACAGCCGCAAGAGCGGCTGTGCATGAACAGGTCGCGACCTCGAACGATAGGAGAGGGAGTCGACTCCGTCTCCTCCCCAGCGCCATATCGTGTCCGATATGTCGCCGTTTGCCCGGGTCTATGACCCGGGGGTGTTAACCCTGGGGCGCTGGGGAGGGATGAACCCTCCCCTACTAAGCGCCCCAGACCTATCAGGTTCGCGCTTCGCGCGAACAAGGTGTTGTTTGCGGCTGTGAGCCCGCAAACAACTTGTCCAGACGGGCTACCAGCCCGTCTGCGCGGCGCGCGCTGGCGTCAGCGCGCCGCATATGGCGCCTGCGGCGAAAAAATAGCTCACGGTGTCAACCGAGCGCAAGTCTCAACCTTGGTTGAGGTTCTGCTAGCGCAAAAGTGCTAGCACATGGCGATACCCCCAGCCGTCCTGGCCTGGGGGTATCCGGTTTCTGCTCAGAGGGGATCGGGCTTGGACTGGAAGCGGCCGTCCTGCGATCGGCCGTCCTGAGTGCTGATCCTGCCGATGTCGACGTACCGCCGCGTGCCGCGGCGGGGTTTGGTCCAGTTGGGGTTGTCGGCCCATCCGCGGGCCTCGGGTTCCTGCGTGACGTCGCCTTCGGCGGCACGCAGGGCGATGAGCTCCTGACGGCAGGAGAAGTGAGCCTCACGGCCGAGCCATCGGCCGATGTGGTCCCCGACCGCCCAGGGCTTGTCGCAGATGTGGCACAGGCCCCGGTACTTCGCCTTGATGGACACGCTTCAGTCTCTCGCCTGGTTCGGGTGGTTGGGGTTCTGGATGAAGGCGGCGATCACCAGGACGGCGAGTACGCCGAGAGTGATCCACCCCTTGGGGCCGGAGTCGCGGACGACCTGGTAGACGCTGCCGGTGCCCCACCCGGCCAGCCCGATGAAGCCGAAGATGAATCTCATGACTGTTCCTTTCGTTTGCAGGCGGTGTGCACCGGCCTGCCGATCCAGGCACCCACGGTGTGGGACTGCCCGATGGGTGTGGGCATCAGCTCCTTGTCGCACAAGGAGCAGACGGGGTGGCAGCGGGGATGGACGCGCCAGTTGCCGACCTTCTTCGCCGACGGGTCCTGGCGGCTGATCTGCTCGCCGCATCCGGGACAGAGGTGGTGACGGGGTCCGTAGGGCATGATGGGGTCCTGTCTCCTTTCGAGGTGATGGATGCGAGGCAGGCCCCGGATTCCCGTCCGGGGCCTTGCTGCGTCCTGGGGGCATACTGCGCTTAAGGCGGCGAGAAGGAGGGGCTCGATGGTTCGTGTGGAGATCCCCGTCGATGACGACGGCCAGCCGTCGTATGCGGGCCGCAGCGGCAGCGGAGGCGCCACCCGGCTGGGCTACCAGCGCAAGCGCGGCACAGACACGTCCCAGGCCTCCATGGGCACCATCCTGGCGGCCATAGAGAAGGGCTTCTCCATCAATGACGCCTGCCGGGCCGCTCAGCGGTCCCGGTCGGCCTACCAGTACTACCGGGACAACTTCCCCGACTGGCGCAACCGTGTCGACGTCCTGCTCGCCCAGCGGGCCGAGGGGCTCGCCAAGCGCCGGGACGACATGCCCGAGTTCCCGGACTTCTGCCGTGACTATCTGGGCACCGAGATGAACTGGCACCACCTCCAGTGGTTCGACCTGCTGGAGGGGCGCGAGCCCGCACATCTGCATCCGCGGCAGATCTACGTGAAGGGGGAGCCGGACCAGTTCCTGATCAACACCCCTCCGGAGCACGCGAAGTCCACGACGCTCACGATCAACTACGTGACGTACCGGATCTGCCAGGACCCCAACATCCGCATCCTGCTGATCTCACGCACCCAGGACATGGCGAAGAAGTTCCTGCACGCCATCAAGGAGCGCCTGAACGACAACGGGGCGTACGCCAAGCTCCAGGCGGCCTTCGGCCCGCCGGGCGGTTTCGCCTCCGGCGACACCTGGTCCCAGGCGGCCATCCGCGTCAACGGCTCCGACTCCGGTGAGCACGCCTACACCGTGCAGGCGGTCGGTGTCGGCGGCCAGATCTACGGCACTCGTGCCGACCTCGCCATCCTGGACGACTGCGTGGACCACACGAACTTCCAGCAGTTCGAGTCCCAGATCACCTGGATTCAGAACCAGGTCGGCACCCGCGTGGCGGACGCGGGTGGGCAGACCATCGTCATCGGCACCCGTATCGAGTCCGTCGACCTGTACTCCGAGATCATGAAGGATCACTACTACGTGGACGGCGAGTCCCCGTGGACGTACCTCACGCAGCCCGCGGTGCTGGAGTACGCCGATGATCCAAAGGACTGGATGACGCTGTGGCCGCGTACGAACCGCCCCCCGGTGTCCCAGAAGGGCCGACGCGTCGCAGAGGCCCAGGGGTGGCCCCAGGACGGCTACTGGCCCATGTGGCACGGAGAGGCGCTCCAGAAGAAGCGGCGCAAGATGTCGGCCAGGAACTGGTCGATGGTCTACATGCAGGACCAGGTCTCCGATGACTCGATCTTCAAAATGGAGGCAGTGCAGGGCTGCATCGACCGTGCGCGGTACCCGGGGCGGCTCATGCCGGGCCAGCCACAGCATCGCGTCCATGGTATGGAGGGCCTGTACGTCGTGGCCGGACTGGACCCTGCAGCGGCGGGGTTCACGTCCATGGTGGTTATCGGCCTGGACCGCCAGACGGGAATCCGCTGGCTCCTCGAAGTCGTCAACAAGCGGGCACTGCCGCCACATGAGATGCGAGCAGAGATGGAGCGGCTGACCGACCGCTACCGCATCAACGAGTGGCGGATCGAGAAGAACGCCTATCAGGGCTCCATCGTCCAGGACCGGCTGGTCCGCGAGATGCTCAACGCCCGCGGCTGCCTGATCTCCCCGCACTTCACGGACTCCGGGAAGTGGGACCCGGACTTCGGCGTCGCCTCCATGGCGTCCCTGTTCGAGGGCTACGACTCCGGCGGCAACCTCATCCGCCTGCCGTCGCAGACGCAGTCCGAGTCCATGCGTAATCTCATCGAGCAGCTCTGCGCCTGGTTCCCGGCCACCAAGGGCCTCACCGACACGGTGATGGCCATGTGGTTCGCCGAGATTCGCTGCCGCGAGCTGATGTTCACCGACTTCTCCACTTATCACGTGGAGAGCTCCGAATTCGCCACCGAGCGGGATACCGAGAGCCAGTCGGTTGTCGACATTGACTACGCCTTGCAAATGCAGGGAATGAATCAGGGAGCCTGGAGCGGGCAGCTCCAGGGGTGGGGAGGAGAGGAATGAATTTCAGCGTGGCTCTTCAAATGCTGAAAATGGGGGCACTGGTCGGCCGTGACGGCTGGAATGGCAAGGGCATGTACGTGGTGCTCCAGAAGGGCTACCCCGGCGGTATGGCCATCAACGCCCAGACGGCCGTGGCCACGCGGCAGAAGGAGGGCACCGTGTGCTACTTCCGGCCCTACCTGATGATGTGCACGGTCGACGGCTCCTTCGTCCCCTGGGTGGCAGCCCAGACGGATCTGCTCGCAGAGGATTGGGAGACCATCTGATGGGCTTCGAGTGGGCGATCACGGCCCTGAAGAACGGCCACGAAGTACGGCGCCAGGAGTGGCGCGAGGGGCCGCAGCACGAGTACGCCTACCTCTACCTGGAGCGGGAGCTGGAGGGGTTCAACCCTACGATCGTGGTCTGCCTGCACGACGGCACAAGGGGCGCGTACCGGGCGAACGACACCCAGCTCCTGGCGGAAGATTGGGAGCTGAACTGATGGCCGAGTGGCGCAAGATCGAGGACTCCCTGAAGAAGTTCAGAGAGATCAGTACGTGGCCGAAGGACAGCATGGCGGAGAAGCAGGCGTTCATCAGCTGGCTGGAGTTCGAAGTGAAGACCTGGCGACTGGACTCCCAGAAGGGAAAGACCGGTGGTTGATCCGATCCCGGCAACAACGCTGATCAGGATCCTCAAGGGTGAGGGTCTGGCGGTAAAGACCTACAAGTCGACCTGGGCGGCGCACGAGCGCGACCAGGCGACCGGCAAGACCTTCGGCCCGGTGCACGGTGTGATGATCCACCACACCGCCGGGCTCAACGTCGCCGAGTACATCTGGACCGGCTCCGCCGCGCTCCCCGGCCCGCTGGCCCATGCCTACATCGACAAAAAGGGCGTCGTGTGGCTGATGTCCGACGGCCGCGCCAACCACGCGGGCGGCGGCGACCCCAAGGTGCTTCAGGCGGTCATCGACGAGTCATATGCCACAAATCCACCCAAAACGAACTACGGCGAGGGCGACGCCGGAGCCGCGGACGGCAACGACGCCTTCTATGGATTCGAGTGCGAGAACATGGGCGACGGCCACGACCCGTGGCCCATCGCGCAGATCAACGCCATGGTGAAGGCGACGGCCGCCATCCTGCGGTTCTATAAGTGGACCGAGAAGTCCTGCATCGGCCACCTGGAGTGGTCGCACTACAAGAGCGACCCCAAGGGCTGGCCGATGAGCCAGTTCCGTGGTGACGTGCACGACTGCCTGGCACAGAAGCCGGGCGTGTGGCCGAGCAAGGGCGCCCCGAAGCTGACGGTGGAGATGCGGCTCGACCGCATTGAAAAGAAGCTCGGGCTGTAGCTTTAGTCGCTAAGTCGACATTTCGGAGAAGGGAGGGCGAAATGGACTATCCGTCGCCGGGTGCGATCACCACTGGCCCTGAGCCGGTCGCCGTGGTGTGGCCGCAGACCGATATCGCGCGGATCGCCAAGCGCGTGGAAGCGCTTCGCCGCTACTACTCCGAGCGCGACGCACGGCACATGACCGTGTACGACGTCCGTACCGGCAAGATCGACAACATCATGCCGGGCACGATGCCGGACATCTGGCCCAAGCCCATCGTGGCCAACGCCATCGACATTGCCTCCCGGCAGATGGCGGAGAACCTCGCCCCCCTGCCCGCGATCAACTGCGCCAACGGCGTGGTCACCTCCGAGCGCCAGCGCAAGTACGTGGCGAAGAAGACGAAGGTGGCCCACCACTACGTGGACCATTCCAGCCTGCGCTCGAAGATGACGCAGGGCTGCGACTGGTACCTGATGTACGGCTCCATGCCGTTTGTCGTGGAGCCCGACTTCGCGCGCGGCACGCCGCGTATCCGCATCGAGAACCCGATGAAGAGCTACCCGCAGTTCGACCTCGCGGGCAAGGTCATCAGCTTCTCGAAGGTATGGCGAGAGGAGGCGTGGCGCCTTGCCGACAAGTTCCCCCAGCACGCGTCTGCGATTCTCGGGCGCCAGTGGGGTCCGACGTCCGAGATTCAGCCTGACTCGCTCCTGGAGTGCATCAAGTACTGCGACAGGGACGAATACGTCATTTACCTGCCGGAGCGCAACAACCTCGTCCTCACGGTCGCTGCGAATCCGTTCGGCAAGGTACCTGTCGCGATTGCCCTCAAGCCGTCGTACGACGACCAGGATCGTGGGCAGTTCGACGACATCATCTATCCGTACCTGGCCCGTGCTCGTATGGCTCTGCTTGGACTCCAGGGGACGCAGCGGAACGTGCGGGCTCCGCTCGCGATTCCCACTGACATTCAGAAGGTCCCGTTCGGCGACGACGCGATCCTTCGTACGAATAGTCCTGAAAAAATCCGCCGGATCACCACTGATCTTCCGGTGCACGCCTTCCAGCAGGAATCCGTCCTCCAGGAAGAGATCCGCCAGGGCACCCGCACGCCTGCGGCGGCTACGGGAGATATCCAGGCGAGCGTCATCACGGGCAAGGGCGTAGAAGCCCTCAACGGCGGTTACGACACGCAGATCGCCACCGGTCAGGCGATGATCGGCCACGCCCTGGAACAGGCCATCGCGCTCTGCTTCGAGATGGACGAGAAGTACTGGCCTGACCAGCAGAAGTCCATCCAGGGCATGGTCAACGGCACGCCGTTCAACGAGACTTACACCCCGTCCAGGGACATCAAGGGCGATTACACGGTCAACGTCTCGTACGGCTTCGCCGCGGGGATGAACCCGAACCAGGCCCTGATCTTCCTTCTTCAGCTCCGTGGAGATCAGGACATCTCCCGGGACTTCCTCCAGCGACAGCTGCCCATGGATATCGATGTGAACGCCATGCAGGCGCAGATCGATAATGAGCAGGTGACAGACGCCCTCAAGCAGGGAATCTTCTCCATGCTGGCCAGCGCCGGGATCATGGCCCAGCAGGGCATGGATCCCACCCAGGTTCTGGCCCGTGCTGCGTCGATCATTGACCAGCGGGAGAAGGGCGTTCCTATGCACGAGGCGATCCTGAAGGCGTTCCAGCCCACGCCCGCACCCACACCTGCCGCCTCGGCGGCGGCAGAGGCTCAGGGAGGCGCCCCAGAAGGGGGCGGTGGAGGCGGGCAGCCAGGCGTTCCCTTCGGGATGAACCCGGGGACCGGTCTCCCCGGGGGTACGGCTCCCGGTCAAGGAGAGATGGGCCCCGGCGGAAAGCCGGATCTCCAGACGCTCCTCGCGAGCCTCAGCGCGAGCGGTAAGCAGAATCTGACGGCATCAGTGAAGAGGAGTGTCCCCGCGTGAGCTGCTGGCTCTGTGGCAACGAGAAGAACAACACGCACCATCTCGGGTGCATGCGGGTCCTCGTCCCCGACCTCACGCTCCACCGAGCGGTGGAGCTGGGCCTCGTGGCCGCTCCGGCGGACTTCGAGCTCCCCCCGGAACCCAACACCGAGGTTCTCAAGGAGGGCTCGATGACCACGGTCCCCCTGGAGGAGGCCGAGGGCGACGGGACCGTGGTCGGCGTCTGCGAATATGGCGATTGCGAGAACCTGAAGTTCAGCGATTCTCCCCGCGCGAAGTACTGCGAGGAGCACCGCGACCCGAAGAACCGGAAGGAGTAATCCATGGACACCAGCGTTACGCCGTCCCCGTTCCCCGGCGACCCGGGTCACGAGGCTGGTATGCAGCCGATGCGATCCCTCAAGGGATCCTGTTCGGGGGTTCACACCCAGGCGCCTGACGGCCCGTTCACCAACAGTGGCTCCGCCACCGGAAATCCGTCGGACACGTCCGGCGACATCACCGGCTGGGACAGCACCACGCTCGCCAGCACTGGCGGTGCGCACAACCACACTGTCGACGACGCCCGGTCCAAGAGCACCTGATGCCCAAGGGTGGTTACCGCCAGCCCAGCAACCCGGCGCCGGTCTCCGGCCCGGGTCAGCTGTCGCGCCGTACCGACGGAGGGCCTGGCGGCAAGCAGCCGGTACGCGTTCCCACGGGCGGCGATTATGGCGACGCCACCCAGCTGATGGGGCTTCAGCAGGCGGCTCCCCTGGCGGCCACCTCGGGCGGCGACACCGCCACGCCTGCTGGCCTCGCGCCCCCCACCGGCCCTGCGTTCGGTGCCCCCACCGAACAGCCAGACACCCCCGTCACTAACGGGGCTGATCTAGGGGCCGGTGCGGGGACGGAGGCTCTGGGCCTCACCCCTCCGCAGGATGACGATCTTCAGCGCCTCCTGCGGTATCTGCCGGTATTCGAGCACATGGCAAATCAGCCAGGCAGCTCGAAAGCGGCCCGCAACTTCGTTCGTTCCCTGAAGGGGATGATGTGATGGAGTGGTGGCGCCAGTTCGGCAACATGCTGCAATTCATGCCGGACACCCCAGCTCTCGCGCACGATATGTCGACGGGCGGGCCGCAGTACGAGCCCTTCGCCTACTCCCTGGCATACAACATGCAGAACAGCCCAACAGGGCTGGAGGTATACCCACAAGAGGGGATGACGTTCCCCGGGGGAGAGTGACCCATGGGGATCGGTGGCTTCCTCGACGATATCGGCGGCGGCATCAAGCACGGTCTGGACAAGACCGTTGAGGGCCTGAATGTAATCGACCGGTACATCAACCCGCTCCACCAGGAACAGACGATCACCCCCGGCGGACAGAAAGCGTCCGACGAGGCTGCTGCGGCGGGAATTCCGCAGCGCCAGGGAATTGCCGTCCCAGGGCTCGAAGATGTCATGTCGGGCATGCGGTGGATGTATTCCAATGCAGTCGCCCAGCCGCTCGCAACGGCCGCACTGGTGGGCAAGCTCGGTCGTCGCGGCAATAACGACCCACTCGGATTCGATGCCGACTACTTCAACTCGAAGAACTGGGTGAAGTCCTGGCACGCGGCGAATTACATCTCGCCGGGCCAGGCATTCGGGATGAACCCGGACGAGGCAGAGCATGCGATCGATTCGCCACTGCTCTACTACAAGCCCCCGGAGTCCTACCTCCCGCCGAACTTCTCCAAGCTCCCCGAGGCGCAGCAGCAGGAAGTCCTCAAGGATGCGGGCATGCCCGCCGTCGGCAACCAGTACATCGAGAAGAAGCGCGGTAACTCAGGCCTGTTCAAATACGGCTCCGGCCTGCTCGACTTCGCTTCGGTGATGTTCCTCGACCCCACCGCGGTGGGGCTCGGTGCGGCGGGCAAGACCCGCCAGCTGGCCATGGTCAAGAAGATGCCGAAGGGCGGTTGGCCCACCAAGGAGATCGACTCCCTGATGGGGCAGTCCAAGGTCAAGAAGCTGATGGACGGCATCTGGGCCAACAAGGACAACCCGCAGCTGCTGAACAACACCGCGATGGCGCAGCACTCCGGCATGGGCCCGCGGTTCGGCGCCATCGCCTCCAAGCTCCAGGACCCGGACGAGCTGAACCTGTTCGTCCGCACCGGCATGGGCGATACGCGCGCCATGGACGAGCTGAGGCTGCGCAACTCCGAAGCCGGTTTGCGCATGTCGTCCGACTGGACCCGGCTCAACGGGCTTGACCTCATGAAGGCCAAGTACGCCAACCTGCCGAACATC